TTTTATATAGAAGAATTACCATGGACAGAAAAGCAAAAACGCTTTATAGAAATATCATTAAATAAATCTACAAGACTAATGCTGTGTAAAGGGCCTGCTGGGAGTTCTAAAACCTTAATAGCAGTTTATGCTGCTCTTAACCTTCTCAACGACTCTAAAATCTCTGATGTGATATATATGCGTTCTGCAGTAGAAAGCTCGGATTCTAGGTTAGGTTTTCTTCCCGGGGATGCCGATGAGAAGTTGCATTATTATAATTTGCCTTTTATGGATAAGTTAGACGAGCTTTTAAATGAAGACACTGTAAAAAAACTACAAAGAGACCAGAGAGTGTCAATACATCCCGTAAATTTTGCTAGGGGTATGAGTTGGAATGGAAAAGCTATTCTTTTAGATGAAGCTCAAAACAGTTCTTTTAGAGAAATTGTAACAGTCCTAACTCGAATTGGCAGATATTCTAGAGCTTTTATAATGGCTGACCCTATGCAAACAGACTTGAAGAACGGTAATAGGGGAGGGTTTGAGAAAATATTTTCAGCTTTCGATAATGAAGAAAGTCGAGATATGGGAATCCACACCTTTGAATTTGACGAAAGTGATATTGTCAGATCTGCTATAACAAAATTTATTGTACAAAAAATAAATACTATTGAGAATCACTAATATTTTGTTTTATAAGTCTCGCTACAAGAGCAGAGAATTTTCTAACTTTATATTCAGGGATATCCCAAAAGAAAGCATGAGTGACCTCTTCGACGAGGACACTCATTTTTCTTCTGTCTTTTAGGGTCGGATCTATTTCAATAGTCGGTTTTTCAGATTCTGGATCACTGCATAATCCATCAGCTTTATATTTATAATGAGGTTTTTTCCATATTAGTTCATATTCAATACCGTCCGAATTAGTAAAGCGGGAATCTCGCATATATAAAATAGAGTACACTTTTTTTGAAAAAGTAGCAGGAATTAATAATATATATAGTGTAACTTTTTTTATGAAAGCGTATTGTCCAGATTGCGGTTCAGCAACAGAGTATTCTTTAAGTAAGCCCAAATTTTGTGCTTCTTGTGGTAAATCTTTTTCTTTGACTGCGTCAGCGCCGGTTAAAAAAATTTTTAAACCCCGAGCTAGAACTGTTGAGCCTCAAATTGAAATAGAGGAAGAAGAAGAATTTTCAATTCCGGATATTGATAAACTACAAGTTAGTATCGAAGCGTCTAGATTTAAAAATGTAAGTAAGATAGGGGATATTATGGGATCTAATACTGAGAGTGACGAAGAAGGGTTTCGAAGAGAAGTAGATTCTAGTTACTCTTTGGAAACTTTTGAACAGGACTTTATGAGGGATGCTGGAAGTTCACGCAAATCTGATGCGAAAACCTAAATTAAAATTTGAAGATCATATTGAACAAATAGATAAGGAAATAAAGAAAAGAAGATCCAAGTGGAACCTAACAGCTCTCTCATGGATGGACTTTGATGACGTTTCTCAAATTCTTAGGATCCATATATTTAACAAATGGCATTTATATGACATTAACAAACCGTTAAATCCGTGGATTAATAGAATAATTTCTAATCAGATTAAAAACTTAATCCGTAACAATTATGGTAATTACTGTAGACCCTGTCTGAAATGTGCTGCAGCAGAAGCTGGAGACTTATGTTACATATACGGTAAACAAAGTGAAGCCTGCCCTCTTTTTGCTAACTGGAGCAAGACAAAAAAACAAGCTTATAACGCTAAACTCCCCGTCTCGATAAACGATCATACCTATGAGTTAAACGCTGCCGAATACAGCAATATTGATATTATAAGAGTTATGGAAAAAGTTAACGCAAAGATGAGGGAAAGTCTAAAACCAGCTGAATGGAAAATATACAAAGCTCTGTATATTGATCATATGTCTGAAGAAGATGCTGCAACATTGATGGGGTATAAAACAAATGAAAAAAACCGTGTCCCCGGGTATAAACAAATTAAAAATGTAAAAAAAGCTATTATTAATAAAGTCAAAAAAATGTTAAATGATGGCGATATAGAAATACTATGAGCGCTAAAACGTTTACCCTTAGTCCAGACCAAGAACTAGCTATCCTAAAATTATGGAACAGCGGAGAAGATAAGAATCTTTATATAAATGAGATTATGAAATCTATCTTTCCCGATTTACCAAAAGATAAACAAGACGGGAGATCTAAAGAAGGAAGAGCTGTTAAAAAATTTTTATTGGACAAGGGTCTAGAAGCTAAAGTTACAAGTAAGCATTACCCAAAAGAAAAAACTGAATTAACCGAAGATCAAAAAGAGTATATATATAATAATTGTGGGTCTATGAGGGCTATGGAAATAGCTCGAGTTATATTTGAAGAACCTAAAATATCTGCACTCGATCTTAGATATAAAATTCTTTTAGAGTACTTAAACAATATAGACAATAAGGTAAAGTACTCTGACGTTACACCTGAAGAGACCCCGGAAGGAGGATATGCTCCCCCCAAATCTGAAGCAAGAGCATTAGTAAGAGTTAATAAGTATGTTCATAACGGTATAGATAAAAATAAAGTTACTTCTAAACATAAAAGAAATCTTTCCACACTAATCGGGTACATGCATACGTATCGATTCTTACATCAAATTGGTACATATTCTATAGAAACTGATAGGGAATTATTCGAGAGTAGTTTTGTAAGATATACGTGGGACAAAGATGACCTTACTCAAGAAGAGGTAGATCAGTATATTGTTTTATCAGCAGAGGTGGTAATAGCTTCGAATATCCAACGAAGAGTTGAAAGACTGCAAACTCTATTAGATCAAAACGCTGAAGATACGGAAGGCCGCAGAATGGCAATGAGTTTGGTTGAAGCAATCAATACTGCACAAACTGAATATAATCAATGTGTAAACAGGCAAACTAAACTACTGAATGAGTTAAAAGAAAAAAGAAGCCAACGGATGAGTAAACAGATGCAGCAATCTGCTTCTATTTTAAATCTGGTAGAACTTTGGAAAGATGAAGAGTCTCGCAATAAAATGATTAAGATAGCCGACCTTAGACGTAAAAATATTTCTTCGGAGATAGAAAGACTCGGGTCTATGGAGGATATAAAGTCTAGGATAATGGGTATAAGCGAAGAAGAGGTTTTAAATGGTTAAGTGTAAAATATGTGAGAAAGAATTTACAAAAGATAAAGGGCTTCATTTACATTTGAAGGCTCATAAAATTTCCGTAAAAGATTACTATCACAATCATTACCCTAGATATGATTTACATACAAAAAAACTTATCAAGTTTAAAAATAAAGATCAGTATTTTTCTTCAGACTTTAATGATAAAAAAAGTTTAAAAAGTTGGCTCAAAAAGATTCCGATTGAAGAAGCTAGAGATTATTGTAAAAATTTACTTGTAAAAAGAAAGCTCGAAAAAAATATAGAGTATTCCCCGACACAAGTTGAACTGAGAACCTTACCCTTTCCTCCTATTCCTTTTTATGAAGTTATTTTTGATAATTATTATAAACTTTGTGAATCTTTAGGGTTTAAAAATAAATTGTCAGATCTTCCAAAAAAAATGGTTTTCAAAGAAAAATTTAACGAAGATCATTTAATATATATCGACTCACGAGAACAGAAGCCTTTGAGAATTTTAGATTTCCCTACAGAGGTAAAAGGTTTGAAATTTGGGGACTACTGTTTAAATGATAAAGCTAAGACCCATAATACTTACATAGAAAGAAAATCTGTACCTGATTTAATTGGTACTCTTAGTTCCGGTCTAGGAAGGTTTAAAAACGAAATATCTAAAGCTGCGGAAGAAGACGCTTATATGGTTATTTTAATTGAAAGAAAAATAGAAGAGTGTCTTGCTTTCAATAAATTAGCTCATGTATATAAAAAAAATACTAGAGTTACTCCTGATTTTATTTTTCATAATGTCAGGGACTTAATACAGCAATACCCCCACATACAATTTCTTTTCGTAGACGGAAGACAAGAATGCGTGAGGATAGTTAAAAAACTTTTATTATCAGATGTTTTAAAAGATAAATTTGATCTTCAGCTAGCTTACGACTTAAAATTATTATAATGTGGTATTGTCCAGAAAAATATAAAACCTCTTTACCTAACCTAAACGAAGAGTATAGACAAATAGAAGGAGAAATAACAGATAGACAAGCTAAAATAACTTTAGCTAAATTTCTTCGCCAAAATTTAGGTTTTACGACAGAACTTTTGTCAGGTATTAAATTAGCTCCTTTTCAAGAGATTACATTAAAAGCATTTTTTAATCGTAACTTTAATATGTGCGTTTGGGGGCGTGGTTGTGGTAAAAGTTTTATAGCGGCGGTTTATTGTTTTTTACAATGTGTTTTTGAACCTAGGACAAAAATATTAATTGCTGGTCCTACTTTCCGTACAGCTCGATTTATTTTTAATAACATAGAAAAGATTGTTGAGTCTAAAGAGGCTCAAATGTTAGCTCATGCTTTCGGCGTTAAATCCAAACGTAATGATCAGTTTGAGTGGAAAATCAATGAAGGTACTATTACTGCTATTCCTTTAAGTGGTGAAAAAATTCGAGGATTTCGTGCTAACATTTTGGTACTGGACGAGTTCCTATTATTACCTGAAGAAACAATCAAAAGTGTTCTCATGCCGTTTCTGGTAGCTCCTCAAGATATGGCAGAAAGAATTAAAATAAGAGAAATGGAGGATGAACTCATAGCAAAAGGAGATATGGAGGAAAAGCATAGAATAGTGTTTAGGAATAATTCTAAAATGATAGCTTTATCTTCAGCGAGTTTCAGCTTTGAGAATTTATACAAAACCTATAAAGAATGGATGGGGAATATTTATTCTGATGATATTTTACAATCAAATTATTTCATATCTCAAATGGGCTTTGATTCCATCCCTCCCGATATGATTGATACTACAGTTATAGAAGAAGCTCGATCAGGAGGCTCTTCCAACTCTTCTTTTTTACGAGAGTATTGCGCTCAGTTTACTGATGGAAGTGATAGTTATTTTAGTGCAAAGAAAATGTACGATTGTACTATTCCAGACGGCGAAAAACCTAACACACTTTTAAAGGGCGCTAAAGACCAACAGTATATCCTAGCAATTGACCCAAGTTTTAGTAATAGTCCTAGCTCCGATTATTTCGCCATGTCCGTTTTGGAAATCGACCCAGACGCTTCTAATAACTCTACGTTAGTTCACTCTTATGCTGTAGCTGGGGGGAATCTCAAAGATCATATAAAATACCTTTATTATATAGTGACAAGTTTTGATTTAAGTTTAATTATCATTGATAATGCCGGGTACCAATTTATTGATAGCGCTAACGAGTCTGAATTATTTACTAACTCAAAAATTAATCTTAAGTTTTTCGATTATAATAGTGATAAATCAGGAGTCGATTATCAAAATATGTTACTCAAGGCTAAGGGTCAGTATAACAAAAAAGAAGGTGCTATCTGCTTTAAACAGTTATTTTCTACTACTTTCTTAAGAGAAGCTAACGAATACCTACAGGCTTCTATTGACCATCGTCGTATTTGGTTCGGATCTAGAACTGCTGCTTGTGGAAGTTTTTTCGATAAAGCTACTAATCAGGCAGTCCCTCTCAAACTTACCCCTCACGATACAAAAGGCGAATTTATAGAGTTCCAAGATGACATGATTCATCAAACTAAAAAGCAGTGTGCTTTAGTTGAAGTCAAGACCACAGCTAAAGGAGCACAAACTTTTGATTTACCTCAACACTTACGTCGCAGTAGCTCTGTCAACCGAGCTAGGAAAGATAATTATACCACACTAATGTTAGGTAATTGGGCAATTAAGGCCTATAATGATATTAAAAATACCAAACAAGAGGAAATTAACTATACGTTTACTCCCAAAATGTTTGGTTAAGTGTAAAATTATATTAAATTATGGCAGTAAGGAAGAAAACGGAACAAGGCTCGGAACCTTTGATGGCTATGCATGAATCGACAGCTAGTCAGACAAGGACTCGTAGAAACGTAGCGGCTGATATTCCGCGAACTGACAGATTTAGGAATATTGAGAATGGTATGATACCGTTTAAATATTCTCATGGTGTCAAAAATAATTCAAATATTGACGTTAGGGATACTATTATCCTGTGTCAAAAAGCGTATTATAACTTTTCCGTTTTCAGAAATACGATAGATTTAATGACAGAGTTTTCTATTAGTGATCTTTACTATACCGGAGGCAGTAAAAAGTCTAGAGAGTTTTTTGAGACCCTATTTAGAAAAATTAACATTGGAGACTTGCAGAGCAGGTTTTTTAGAGAATACTACAGATCGGGAAATGTTTTTCTCTATCGCTTTAATGCTAAGATGGATCGGTCTGATGCTCTTAAGATAAACCAGACATTCGGATTGGCTCAAGCTTCCGATGAGTTAGAGATCCCAGCAAAATATATTATTCTAAACCCATCGGATATACAACTTCAAGGTAGTATCACTTTCAGTACTGGTATTTATTACAAGGTCGTTACTGATTACGAATTACAAAAACTCAGATACCCTCAGACTGAAGAAGATCAAGAAGTTTACGAAAGTCTTCCTGAAGAAACCAAAAAATTAATTCAAAGCTCAAAAAATGTAGGAGCAGCTGCAATTACTATCCCTCTGGACACAGAGAGACTAGCTGCTGTTTTCTACAAAAAGCAGGATTACGAGCCTTTTGCGGTCCCTATGGGGTATCCAGTCTTGGAAGATATAAACTGGAAGCAGGAGATGAAACAAATGGATATGGCGGTAGCTAGGACTACCAATCAAGCTATATTACTGGTAACTATGGGTACTAAGCCAGCAGAAGGTGGAGTTAATCAACAAAACCTTACTGCGATGCAGAAACTTTTTGAAAATGAATCTGTAGGTCGTGTCCTTATATCTGACTATACAACTGATGCTAAATTTGTAATACCAGACATTGGAAATATTCTTGACTCAAAAAAATATGAGGTAGTTAACCAAGATATTCAAATGGGTCTTAATAATATTCTTCTTAGTGATGAAAAATTTGCGAATACCAGTATAAAAGTTCAGGTATTCATGGAAAGACTAAAACAGGGACGTAGAGTCTTTCTAGAAAACTTTTTGATGCCTGAGATTAGAAGAGTTTCTAGGGAAATGGGTTTTAAAAACTATCCTACTGCACATTTTGAAGATGTCGATTTAAAAGATAATTCAGTATATTCAAGAATCTATAGTAGATTAATAGAGCTTGGGGTTCTTACTCCAGAAGAAGGTGTTCAAGCAATTGAGTCTGGAAGATTCCCTACTTTAGAAGAGTCTATAGAGTCTCAACGCAAATTCAAGGATCTGAAAGAAGAGGGCTT